CGAGTACCTGGTCGCCTGCTCAGATGCAGATGGCAAGCTCTATGAGTGGCAGTTGGGATTCTCAACGCCGACCCTGGCCGCTGCCATCACCAACGCGCCAACGGGCTGCAACGCCGTTATGACAACGGCAGAGCGCTTTGTCTTTGCCCTGGGTGCCGGTGGAGATCCCCGCAAGGTCCAATGGTGCGATCAGGAAAACAACACCGTCTGGACCCCGGCAGCCACCAACCAGGCAGGCTCATTTGAGCTGATCACTGTTGGGTCACTCAAGGCTGGCAAGCGCGTGCGCGGTGTCAACTTGCTGTTTACAGATGTTGATGTCCACGTCAGCACCTACATTGGTTTGCCCTATGTGTACAGTTTTGAGAAGGCCGGGTCTGGTTGTGGCTTGATCTCAACCCAGGCCGTTGCGGCCATTGACACTGCCGCGATCTGGATGAGTAATTCAGGCTTTTGGGTTTATGACGGGTACGTCAAGCCATTGGCTTGTGACGTTGGCGACTACATCTTCCAAAACATCAACGCCAACCAGGTCAGCAAGGTTTATGCTGTTCACAACTCCAAGTATGGCGAGATCATTTGGTTCTACCCATCGAATGCCAGCAATGAGAACGATTCTTATGTGACGTACAACTACCGCGAGAACCACTGGGCGATTGGCTCCCTGTCTCGCACGGCTGGCACTGACCGTGGGGTCTACTTGAACCCCTTGATGGTCTCTGCTGATAGTTATATTTACGAGCACGAAGTCGGGTTTGCGTATGACTCTGTCGCGCCGTTTGTTGAGTCTGGCCCTGTTGAGATCCAACCGGGTGAAAACATTATGAATGTGCGTCAGTTGATCCCTGACGAGCAGACCCTAGGCGAGGTTGTTGTGTCATTCAAAACTCGCATGTACCCCACGGCCACAGAGACAACTTATGGACCCTACTCTGCCAGCGAACCCACAAGCGTGCGGTTTTCAGCGCGTCAGGTCAAGGTCAGGTACACCGGGGCGGTGCTTGCTGACTGGCGAGTTGGTCTGAATCGTTTGGACGTGTTACCCGCTGGCAAGCGTTGAGACTTAAAATTCAGCCATGAAAGACATCAGACAAATCCTCACCGAAGACCTGGCAAAGAACTATGGTGGCTTTGCCATGACAGTTGATGCCTACTTTGATGGGTTGATGAATGCCCCCAAGACGGGCAACTTTGTTGTGCGCCAGGGTGACACTCTGATACTCACAAAGAAGATCGAGAAGAACGGCATCGAATTTCACTGCATCAACGGTGAACGTGCCAAAGACCTTGTGTCCAACGTGCAAAAGTACCTCGATGACTTGAAAGATCATGGATATGACTTTGCAGTCACGTTCTACGACAACCCCAGGATCAATGACTTGATTGCACAACTCACCTACCCGTCAGAAATCAAAAAGATTGATGATGGTTTATTCAGAATGTATGAAGCAACTTTGAGGTTCAAATGGGCGCATTAAATCAATTAGGCAGTGCTGCAAAGAGCTTTGTTTCTAACCCTGTTGGCAGCGTCAGCGGTGCATTGGCGCAGGCAGATAAAGACTTGAGCTTGTCAAAGAATGCCGTTCCCATTGCTGCTCTTGGAGCTTTGGCTGCTACTGGTGGCTTGGCAGGTGTTGGCATTCCAGGCTTTGCTGGCTTGGGCGGTGCTGGGGCTGCTGGTGCTGCAACAGGCGCATATGATATGGGCATTGGCTTAAATGCCATGACGGGCGGTGCAGGCGCTGCCGGTGCTGCTGGAGCTGCCGGTGCTGGACTACTCAGCGGCATCAGCCCATCAACCATGATTGCTGGTGGAGCGTTGGCTGCAAAAGCACTTGGCGGCAGCACGCCGTCATCTTCAACAACGTCAACGTCCATCGACCCTGACATTAAGGCTGCATATCTCCAACAGTTGCAAGATGCCAGAACCACTGCTGCTGCCTTAAAGACGCAGGAGTTTGCCGGGTTCACGCCTGACTATGCGTCTGCCGAGGCGCAAATGAAGAGGCTGGCTCTTGGCGGTGCTGGTCAGGTGACCACTGATCTGGCATCCCTGATGGCACTCAAAGAGGCTGGGTATACGCCGCAGCAAATATTGGCAGCAAGTGGTGGAAGTGCCGCACAAGCAACATCCCAAGGATATACACCAGAACAAATTGCGGCTGCACAAGCAAGTCGCGCTGGTGTGCAAAATGTTGGCGCCGGTACTGGTTCTCAGTTTATGGGTGCATACCAAAACCCTTTCGAGCAGCAAGTTGTGCAGGGTGCATTGGGCGACATTGAGCGCCAGCGCCTGATCTCTCAGCAGGCCCAGCAAGCTCGAGCAACAGGCGCTAGGGCATTTGGTGGCTCGCGCCAGGCAATTGCTGAGTCACTTGCAAACGAGGACTACACGCGCCAGGCAGCCAACACTGCTGCCCAGTTGCGCTCTGCCGGGTTTACCACTGCTGCTGGCCTGGGCCAGACTGATGCGGCCAGAGCGCTGCAAGCTCAGATGGCAAACCAAGGGGTTGACTTAACCCTTGAGCAGGCCAATGCGCAATTGCGTCAACAAGGATCGTTTGCAAATCAGGCCGCTGTAAATCAGGCATTGCAGTTTGGTGCCGGTGCAAGCAACCAGGCCAACTTGGCAAATCAAGCCGCAATGAATCAAATGGCTCAATTTAATGCTGGACTTTCTCAGCAGGCCGCGCTGGCAAATCAATCGGCATTTGGACAGGCTGCTGGCATTCGTCAAGGTGCCATTGGTCAGATGGGTGCTTTGGGTGCCCAGCAGCAAAACCTTGGGTTATCTGGTGCGCAGGCCATGATGAATGTTGCGCAGCAGCGTCAAGCATTGGACCAGGCAAGACTTGATGCAGAGCGTAATCTAAGGTTGCAACAACTTGGCATCACTGGCGGTGCATTGGGACAACAGTTGCCCAATATGGGCGGCACGACAACTTCACCCATCTACCGCAACCAATTGGCAGGCGGCCTTGGCGGTGCTCTGGGTGGTGCTCAGTTGGGCAGCATCTTGGGTGGCGCTGGCAACCCTCAGTATGCAGGTTATGGCGCCATCTTGGGCGGTTTGCTGGGTCTAGGGTAAAGGAACAAACATCATGGCAACAATGAACATGGGCTTGCTGGGTGACTTGTTTGGTGGCGGCACGTCTGCCCTGAGCGAGTACCTGACGCCCGAGCAGCAAGAGTCAATGCAGCGCCAAGCGCTGTTGTCCACCGCAGCGGCCCTGCTCCAAGCAGGTGGCCCATCTCCAGTGCCCATCTCACTAGGCCAAGCGCTTGGTGCAGGCTTGCAGGCTGGGACCAGTACCTACGGCAAGGCCCAGGAGGGTGCGATTCAGCAGTTGATGGTGCGCCAGAAGTTGGACGAGTACAAGCGCCAGATGACTGACGATCAGGCATACAGAGATATGTTTGCTCAAGTGCCAGTTGCTGGCGATGCAATAACTCCCATGCAGGCGGCGGCATTGCCTGTTTCTCAATATGGTATGGGTCCAAGTCCACAGCGTAACGCCATGATTGGTCAGCCAATTCCTGCCGGTATGCAAGCTACTATGTCAGCTCAAGGTGGTTTATCTTCTTTGACTCAGGCTCAAAGAGACTTGCTTAGAAGTATGCCCGCCAAAGAGGGAAGATCAGAGCTTTTGAAGATGTTGCAGCCTCCAGAGGTGATCGGCGAACCGTATCGAACTGCTGAAGGCAAAACATTTCAGCGGCTGAAGACGGGTGGAAGAATTGAAATCCCAACTGGGGAGGCTCCAGCACTTGAGGCATTGGGTGAACCCAAAGAGGTTACTGATGCCAGCGGTAATCCTGTGCTAATCCAGAGATACAAAGACGGCAGTGTCAAGACCATTGAAGGTTTTGGTGTGCCCCGCGAGATGGTTCAAATGAACTTAAACAACAAGATCATTTGGGTTGACAAAAATAGAATCCCTGCCGATGCTGAATACTTGACTGGATTAAGCCCGGCAGAGGCTGAGAGATTGCGGCTTGAGCGTGCTCAATTGGGTATTTCTCTGGA